ACTTTAGATCCTACTAGACGTATCTCTTTTCATGATGAATTATTAGAAAATAAAATTAAAACTAAAGATATTTGTAATAGAATTTTTAAACAAGATTTAAATGATATTAATGAAAGTTTAGTAATTTTTGCTGATATTAGGAGAGGTTCAGGACGGGGTATAGGTACTGCTATGGAATTAATGTATGCTTATACTAAAAAGAAAAACATTATTTTATGGGCAGACAATTCAGATTTAGAACACCCTTTTTTAGAATCTATAGCAACTGAAAAATGTTATGATTTATATGAGGCATTAGAAACAACAGTTTCTTATTACAACAAATGAATGTATTTTATTTAGACAAAGACCCAAAAGTAGCAGCAAGTATGCATATTTGGCATAAGCATGTTGTTAAAATGATTCTTGAGTATGCTCAACTTTTATCTACTTGTCATCAAGTATACTCTAATTCTGAAAAACCATTAGAAGGGTTTTATCGTAAAACGCACGTAAACCACCCTAGTGCTATTTGGGTTAGAGAATCTCAAGATCATTATTTATGGGTTTATAATTGTATGTTAGCTTTAGGTGCTATTTATAAAAAGAAAACAGGTAAAACTCATTTAACAATTACAAAAATGAAAAAAATTTTATCAAAGCCGCCTACTAATTTAATAAACACTGGTTTTAAGCAACCACCTCAATGTATGCCACCTGAATATCATGATAATGATTCAGTAAAAGCATATAATAAATACTATGAATTTAAAAGAGAACTATTAGTATGAATAATTGTGAAGATTGTGGAAAAAATTCATTAAAAACTCTTACTTTGCTAAAAACTTCAAATAGTAAAGGAGAGCATAGTTATGATGAAAGAAGACTTTGCAATGAATGTTTAGAGTCTGCTATTGATGCAGATTTAATACTTAAAGATGAACAAGAATTAGAAGACTGGTTATTATCTCATGATTTAGATGAAATTTTAGATGATTCAGATTCTTTTTATTTAGTTGGATGTTAAAGGAAATTTATTATGAAATCAACAATTGTAACTTCAGGTTCAAATAATTATACTAATCTTAGATTTAAAACTAAAATGGAAGCTAAAATTACAAGGCTTCTTCTTCGTAATACTTTAAAAAAGGATAAAGTAGATCCTTATTACGAAGCTAGTCGTACAGTTCGTGTATACATCTAAAATACTTTAATTTATATAAGGCAGAAGAATATATGAAACTTACTCAAGCAATTAAAGCAGTTGAAGCTATTATTAACGCAAACAATGCACTTCCAGAAACAGCAGCAGATGCACAGTATCTTGTACCAATGCTTTGGTCTTTACCGGGCGAAGGTAAATCTGCTAGTATTGTAGCCTTAGGCGAAAAAATGAATAGAGAAGTAATTTCAGTGTTGTTTGGTCAATTTGATCCAGCTGAACTTGCAGGCTTTGCTAAGCTTTCAGAGGACCGTTCTACTTATGAACGTGCTCGTCCATTCTTCCTGCCGACTGAGGGTTCTGGTATTATCTTTCTTGATGAACTCCCTCAGTCATGTCTTGCAGCCCAAAATATCGCTGCACAGCTTGTTAATGAACGTCGCATTGGCGAACACAAACTACCTAAAGGGTGGCAAGTAGTTTGTGCAGGTAATCCTATGACCGCAAAGGCAGGAACTACTGCAATGCCATCGCATCTTAAAGATCGCTTAACACACCTTGATATTGAAACAGATCATGAAGGTTTCCGTGAATATGCTCTTGCAAAAGGTATCTCTGCTGAGATTACTGGTTTTATTAAAGAGCGTCCTGAATGGCTTCAAAAGTTTGATCCAAAACAAAATGCTTCACCTTCTCCTCGTTCATGGGAACGCGCAGACTCTATTATTAAATTAGATTTAGATTTTCCAACTATGTGCGCATTACTTAAAGGTCAAATTGGTGAAGGTACTCTAGCAGATTTTACTGGTTATCTTAAGATTTATCGTGATCTTAAAACTGATGAAATTATGCAAAATCCAGAATATCATGATCTTCCAACAGATCCTTCAATTACTTATGCTTTATGTTCTGCTTTGGCACATCGTGCTAATAAATCTAACATTAAAGATATTGTAACTATTATTAAACGTTTTGAAAATAAAGAATTTTCTGCTTTTTGTATGCGTGATTGTTTAGCTCGTAACTCTGAGTTAAAAAAAGAAAAAGTAGTAACACAATGGTTTTTAACTGAGGGTAAAGAACTTCTTTTGTAAGGAGTAAATAATGCCAGGATTTAATCATAGAGCTTATGCAGAAGCTGCTCTCTCTTATGCAGTAACTCATAAGCTTAATAAAAATTGGGAAGCAATGATTTCTAATATGGACATTGCTTTTGTTCATGGTGAAGATGAACCGGAACAAGTGTTTGAAAGGGTAGGAATTCCTATGAGTAAAAATAATGAATTTTATGAATGGGTTAAAAGTTTAAATTATCTTGACCGTAAAGAAAGAGCTGAGTTAGGAATATTACTAGGCCTTGCTTCTCAATTTCAATTAGCTAATGACGTAGTAATGGAAAACTATGCTACTAGGTGGTTACGTGGAAATGATAAAAGTAAATTTTTAGAATTTATTCAGTTAGAACAAATGCTATTTAAAATGGGATTTTCAAATGACAGAATTTAATAGTTGGTTAAGTGAGTTAGTTTATTTAACTTTAGAACAAAGAAGTATGTTAAGTAAATGTATGTATTTATTAACAAACCATAATGAATCTGTATCAGATGAGTGGTTATATGGCTCTCTTGAACCTCTTTCCTCTGAAGATAAAAATAAATTTATTGAGCTTTCAAATCTTATTTATATGCAGAATAAAATGGATGTATAATGGATGCAAAATTAAAGGTTTCCAGGGCCGTAACAAAACTGGCATTTGAAGTACCTTTCTTTGGCTCTTGTGCTTTATCTGTAGGTACTTTAGCAACTGACCAAATTCCTACAGCAGCTACTGACGGTAAAACAATTTTATATAATCCTAAATTTGTAGAATCTCTTACAGAATTTCAAACAGTTGGTTTAATTTGTCATGAAGTAATGCATATTATTTTACAGCATTGTCAACAATTTGAAATTAAAGATCCTAAGCTATGTAATATTGCTATGGATTATATAATTAATGATAGTCTTATCTATGAACAAAATATGAGCCTTCCTGAAGATGGTATTTGGGATACAGCTAGAAGTTTTAAAAATATGACTTGGCAACAAGTTTATCGTATTCTTGAAGATATTCAGAAAAAAGAAAAAGAAGAAGAATCTGGAGAAGGTGAGGGCTATAATGCAAAAAATGGTCCTGCAAATAAAGCTAAAATTTCAGAAGAAAATCAACGTGAAATTGGAAAAGTTTTAAAAGAAGCAAATCCAGAGCATGTTAAAGCTTCAGATCTTTCAGATGCAGAATTAGAAGAACTTAAGCAAGATATTGAAAGAATTACTGTTAAAGCAGCAAAAGATGCTGAAAATATGGGAAAGCCAGGATCTATTCCAGGTTCTATTCGTGATCTTATTAATGAAATTAGAGATTCTAAAATACCATGGGAAGAATTTGTGTTTACTACTATGCAAACTAGATTTCCTGATGATTATAGTTATCGTAGACCTAATAAAAAATATTTAGACCAAGGCTTATATATGCCAACAGTAGAATCTACTCGTATTAAACGATTAGCTTTTGCTTTTGATACTTCTGGTTCTGTATCTCGTGATGAGTTAATTACTTTTTTCTCAGAGTCTAATTTTCTTATTGAACACTTTCGTCCTGAATCAGTACTTCTTATGTCAGCAGATTATGAAGTAGCAGAAGTTATAGAATTAGAAGAAGGAGAAACTATTGCAGAGGGCTTCTGGTTTAAAGGTGGAGGCGGTACTTGTTTCCGTCCAGTTTTTAATTACATTGAAGAAAATGATTTAGAAGTAGATCAGTTAATCTATTTTTCAGATATGTATGTAAATAAACATAATTTCCCAAGTAAACATCCTGATTACGATGTTATATGGGTTAGTACAGGTGCAAATTATAATGTTCCTTTTGGTGAAATAGTAATGGTGAATTAATGAGTTTTAGATATAACGAAGATCTATTTGAAAAAATTAAATTTGATGTTGATAACTTAAAAGAATTAAAAAGTTTATTAACTCTTGATTTAAATTTAATAGCTAATCAATATAATGTTAACTTAAATACAGTAATTAAAGAAACATTAAATTATAGTAAGAAAAAAATAAAAGACTCTAAAATGTCAGTTTATGATATTATTGTTATGCTAAAAGAAAGTGCAACTAATGAAGAATATTATTACCGTAGTCGTAATAACTTTGTTGTTAACATTAGAGAAGAAAATCGTCAAGTAATTATTAATGCTGTTAATAAAAATTTTAAAGTTATAAAAACTAAAACAATTTCAAATACTATTATAGAAGCTTTACAACAGCTTATTGCATGCGAATTACTTTTAGAATATGAAAATATAGATAGTACTGCTTTAAATCTTGAAGTTTCTTTAAAACAATTTCAAAACATTTTAAATGATGTTTCAAATAGCTCTACTGGTGATTTTAATTACCGAAGTAATTTAATTGCATCTTACGGAACTACTTCAGAAGTTGTTATTAATTTAACAGCAATTGAAAAAGCAAAGCTTCAAGATCCTAAAGTAAATAGTTTTCATGTAAATAATACTAGAGATGTTTCCGTTATTATTAAAAAAGACTGGTATGAAACAGTAAAACAGAGAGAATTAACTTCTATTGAATTAAATAATGGTAAAGTAGCTGCTGTATTAGAAGCAGAAGAAGTAAATCATAAAACTAAAGAAGATACTGTTGATCTGTTTAAACTTAAAGTTCTTTATGTAAAAGTCCCTAATAATATTCAATTATGGAGAAATAGTAGTAAAGAAAATTTTGAAAAATGTATTTTTGTAGAAGATCTTTATTTTGCTAAAGATACTACAGATACAACTCGTTTTGCAACAGGTACAACACCAGGCCGTGCTATAGGTACTCTTAACCGACGTGCTAAAAAAGATATGTTTGATTTAATGGGTATTTAATATGAATTTAAATTGGAAAATTTACTTTGATGGTAAAAGATGGAATTATAATTTAGCGCAAGATAAAGATGAATCCAATTTCACAGGTTCTGTAGCAGAAGTTTATGAATATGTAACAGAATTGGACAAAAAAGATGCAAATCAATTTTATGCACAACAACGAAAATGTTGAAATTTGGTCTTCTCCTATAGAATTAAATGTTTTCTTTATGGAAGGGATAGGACCTAAAATTTATAAAGGGGATTCTTTGTCTTGGTATGGGATTGAAAATGTCAGAGTTATTGCTGTTACTACGTTATCAGAAAATCTGGTTAGATTAGAAGTTCAGCACCATAAAGACAAACCTTAAAAGGAATTTTATGAGTAAAAAATATGATGCGTTTGTTTATAAATGGACGTGTAAAAGCACAGGTAAAGAATATGTAGGTTATCATGTAGGTAATCCTGAAGATGGCTATAAATTTTCATCTGACAAATTACAAACTTTATATGATAAACAACCTAATAATTTTGAACGTAAAATTTTAGCTATTGGTACTGCAGAAGAAATGAAAGCTTTTGAAACAGGATATTTAAGAGCAGTAGACGCTAAAAATAATGATGATTATTATAATAAGCATAATAATGATGAAGCTTATGTTTTAACAGCTAAATCTGTTTGTAATAATAATATTGAAACTATTGAAGCTACATTAGATCAAATTGATACTCATAAAGTAGGAAAGAAAAACTTTTTTAGATTATGGATTGGTAAAAAGACTTTAAACTGTGCTAGTTATAAAGTTAGTGCTGAACAAGGCGCTAACCTTTATTTATTAATAGGAAAAAAGATTAGAGTAGATGCTACTTTAGTTGGTGACTATTGGTATTTTTATCCTGAGAATGTAAAGGAAGTATAATGTTTTATTATTATAATATTTTTTGTAATGGTGAATATTTAGGACAAGTAAAAGCATTAAATGAGAAAAGCGCTTGTGAACAGTATTATATGAAATATGGATCTGCAAGCAAATATACAGGCTTAGCTAGAAATTCTTTTACAGCAGAAAAAGTAAAATAAAATGAAAACAATTCAAAATTTATTTAATGATATGAATGAAAAGCTTCTTCCTTTTCTTTGTAAAGATTTAAAAACAGAAAATATTCCAAATGTATTAATTGATTTAGAAATAGTAAATGATAGTGATCTAGATGGAAGTAGTGGTATGCAAGCGGCTACTATCCATTTAGGTTACGAAGAACTTCTTGGAATGGAAGTATTTGAAATTGAATGTGTAAAATCTTTAACTCAAGATATTGAAGCTTTTAAAACAATGGTAGCTCACGAATTAGTGCATGTTATGCAACATCTTAGGGGAGACAAATTTAATTACAAACTTCCTTACAATGAACAAACGCATGAGATTGAAGCTTATGCAAAAGAAAAAGAGTTAGTAAACTATTATGAAAGCAAATGTAGACGGTGATCCTTATGTATATTGGGCGGCTTTATCTAAAGAAGTAGAAACTCCTCAAGAAGCTGCTGATTTTGCAATTGAACTTTTTAATACCACGTTAGATAGTGTTTTTGCTACAGATTATAGAATTGCAGTTAAAGGTAAAGGTAATTATCGTACTCAGATTAGTGCTGATTATAAAGCACATCGTAAAGGTCCAGATGAAAACAAAAAACCTTTATTAAAAGCTGCACATTCTGCTTTAATGGAAGAGTTTAATGCGGTTAGAGCAGATGGTATGGAAGCTGATGATTTGACTAGAATTTGGTGTGAAGAAGACCGTAAAGCAAAAATACCTTTTGTATTAGTTCATGAAGATAAAGATTTAAACATGATTGCAGGTCCTCATTATAATCCTAAAAAAAACTTATTGTATCATGTAACAGATGACGAAGCAGACTTGTGGTTTCATAAACAATTGCTTATGGGTGACAATGCTGATAACATTAAAGGTCTTTATAGGGTGGGTCCTAAAAAAGTAGAAACATGGTTATCAGAAGTTGCTCCTAAAAATAGATTAGATTTTGTAATTAAAAAGTGGCAAGAGTATCACCCTGATGACTGGTATGAAAGGCTTTTAACTTGTGGTCAATTGATTCATATTAAACGCACAATAGATGATAATTGGGAATTACCGAAAGGAATAAATTAATGGATATTAAACGTATTAGTGGCGTATTTTTTGTAGAATACTGTGATAATGAAGACAATAATTTAGAATATATTGAAATTCCAGTACCTGATGATGCAATTGAAGCTGTGCGTAATGAGTTAGAAGCTGTTGCTATTCATGCATATAATGAAAAAGAAACTCAAAGAAAAGAAGTAATTTCAAAAGCAAATGAGGTTTTTAAATAAAATCATGATTAAGTTTAAGTACACGCCGCATGTAATCGACACCCCTTTTGGGACACTTGGTGATCCTCCTGCAGTGGAGAGCGTGACCATGACACTGGGTCATGATGTCACATGGGAGGAGGCGACGACTGAGTTCCACAACTTCCTACGTGCGGCAGGGTATGTGATCCCGTATGACTTTGAGGAGAAGAACTGATGGAAGTAACAGAAATCAAAGAGCATGAGAACGGTGATGCAACATACACCTTTGACATGACCGCTGAAGAGCATGGGGTTATATGTCAGCAAGGGATTCTGTGGTGTATTGTTGCAGGCATCACAGGAGTCACACCAGAAAAAGTCATGGAGACATGGTTAAATGAAAGAGAAGCTAAAGAAGGTGTATCTGAAACTACTGAAGGCTCAGTGCAAGAAGAAGTGGGATAAGGCAAGAGAGTTACACGCCAAGATCATTGGCCTAGAATTAGAATTAAGAACACTTGAAAGTAATAAGCACAATAACTAATGAAAAAGAAAGAATGGAATTATAAATACGACATAAAACCCATATCTGCTAATCGATTGTGGTATAAAGCTAAACAAATTACAAAAGAATATAGACAATGGCGCGAAGATATTGCATATAATACTCCGGATAGCCACAAAATATGGCCTTTTAACGATACAGAACAATTAGAAGTAACTATTAATGCGGGTTTTTCTTCTCGTTTAGCAGATGTAGATAACGTTTGTAAACCTGTTTTAGATACTTGGCAAAACCTTTATGGCTTTAATGACAGGTATGTTTATAAAGTAACTGCTGAAAAAGAAATTGTAAAGAAAGGAAAAGAATATTTAGATATAACTTTTAGGAGATATCATAAATGAATAACTTAGTAAATTTTTTAATAGTAACTATAAATATTTACTTACCAGTTAATGCTTGGCTAAGTCATGATAATAATTTAGCAACACCTCTTTCCTATATAGGTTTAGGTTTTTCTTTATATTTTTGGTTGTTAGTATTACTGAATATGCTTACTCCAAAAAGCCAAAGAAAAATATATTCTCAACAAGACTTGGAAGATATTGCATACGAAACTAATAGAATGCTAGAGCTAGAAACAAGTCAAAAAGAGGAAACAAAACACTAATGGGAAGGATTGTCACTCGTAATCAACCTTGTCCTAATTGTACAAGTTCTGATGCGTTTCAAATATATGAAGACGATTCTGGTTACTGTTTTTCTTGTGAAAAAGCAGTTAAAAATATTAATGCTATTGATTTTGAAATTGAAGAGAGAAATACAGTGACAGAATTTGTACCTCAAATTAATATTAATGAGGTAATGCACTTAGGTATTAGATCTATGCCAGATCGTAAAATATCTAAGCCTATTATGGAACATTTTGGAGTTCGCTCTGAAACAGATAATGATGGTACAGTGACTGCTCAATATTATCCTTACACAGTAGAAGGTGAAGTAGTTGCTTATAAAAAGAGATTATTACCTAAACAATTTAGTATCGTAGGTAGTTTTTCTCAAAGCGATTGTGAGTTATTTGGTCAATCAACCTTTGCACCCGGTGGTAATAAAGTAATTGTTACTGAGGGTGAACTTGATGCTATGGCTGTAGCTCATGCTGCTTTTGTTAAATATAAAAAAATATATCCAGTAGTTTCTTTACCTTCTGCTTCCATGCTTGCTCCTCTAAAAACAAATCGTAAATGGTTAAGATCTTTTAAAGAAGTTATATTATGGTTAGATAATGATGAAAAAGGTGATAATGCTTTAAGAGAAGCCGCTAAGATTATTGGCTTTGATAAAGTAAAAGTTGTTAAATCTTTAGAAAAAGATGCTAATGATACTTTAATAAAGCAAGGTGAAGAAGCCACAATGCAATGCGTTTGGAACGCTAAACAATATTCACCAGCTGGAATTATTGCAGATCCTGAAAAAATCTGGGAAGAAATGGTAGAATACTCTAATAAAAAAAGTGTACCTTATCCACCTTGTCTTGCAGGCATTAATGAAAAATTAAAAGGAATGCGTACAGGAGAAATTACTTTATGGACTAGCGGTACTGGTTCCGGTAAATCTACTTTACTACGTGAAATAATGTTACATTTATTGGAAACTACAAATGAAAAAATTGGTCTTGTCTCTTTGGAAGAATCACCCTCGGAAGTCGCTAGGAAGTTATCGGGTATGGTACTCAACAAAAACCCAGCTAAAGATGAAATTCCTCTTGCTGATCTTCGCCCAGGCTTTGATTCCATCTTTGGTGATGGCAGGGTTATTGTTTTGGATCATCATGGTAGCATCAAAGACGGTTCTATTATTGACACTCTTGAGTCTATGTGTGTTATGGGTGCTAAGTATCTCTTCTTGGACCACATCACAATCTTGGTTTCAGAAGGCTCGGAAGGATTAACGGGCAATGAAGCTGTTGATAAAGTAATGAATGATCTATTATCATTAGTTAAAAGACATGATGTATGGATTGGTTTAGTTTCTCATTTACGTAAAATGGATAAAGTAGGTAAATCATTTGAAGATGGTCAAATGGCTAGCTTAGATGATATTAGAGGTTCAGGTTCTATTAAACAAATTAGTTTTGATATTTTAGCTTTTTCTCGTGATTTAAATGGACAAACTGAAAAAGATAAAAATACTATTAAGATGAGTGTTTTAAAATCAAGATTTACAGGTTTAACTGGAAATTGTGGAACTGCTGTTTATAATTATGAAACAGGCAGATTAGCTTATGGTGGTGAAGAAGAAACAACAGAATTAGATTCTTTTGATCCTTTAGATGTGGAAATTTAAATGAAAAATATTAATCAATTTTTAGAATTTAGCGGTTTATGCTTTTATGTAGCAACCTTTTCATTTTGTGCTTATTATTTAGTAACGTGGGTTATGCATGGATAGATTTGATTTAGAAAATAAAATTATGAATGCTTCTCTTGTAATTAATGATTTAGAAGCGTTAGCTGAAGATATAGACGAGAATCCTCAAGTTTCTGCAGAAGTTGCAGATCGTTATTCTCTTGCTCTTTTAGGTTTAGCTAAAGTGTGTGAAGCTCGTTTTAATGCTATTGATCGTGTTTTTAAATATTTAGTACCTGAGTTAGATGAAGGAAGACGTGAAAAAGAAGCAAAATTTAAATTAAACTTTAGCCAAGATGATGATAAAAAGCTTTGGGAAAATTTTGGAAAACCTAATGAATAAATACAGAACTCAACAAATGTATTTAGAGATGGCTTATGTAATTGCAAGACAATCTTTAGATCCTCATAGGCAAGTAGGAGCTTTACTAGTTAAAGGTAATCAAATTTTAGCTTATGGCTTTAATGGTACTCCTACTAATTATCCTAGTAATGATTGCAAAGATGAAAATGGTAAAACTTATTGCCATGTAGTACATGCTGAAATTAATGCAATTGCTAAAGCTGCAGAACATGGTGTAAGCACTAAAGGCGCTACACTTTATAGCACTACTGTGCCTTGCATTGAGTGTGCTAAAGCTATTATTCAATCGGGCATTACTAGTGTAGTTTATTGTGAAGACTACAATAAATGTGAAGAAGGTAAAGCTTTACTTGAGGTTATGCTTAATGATTTTAAACAAGTAGATGCTTTTTCTGAATTCAAAAGAAAAGTTTTTGGTTTAGCAGATGATGTTAGATTTATGTAATAAGGATTATTATGCCGTATATTAAACAAGAAGATCGCGCTTACCTTAGAGATATTACCTCTGAATTTCACAAAACAGATATTAATAATCCCGGTGAATTAAATTACTTAATTAGTAAACTATGTAAACGTTACCTAGATGCTAAAAAACACCAAGGTAATAGTTACGAAGCAAATTATCAAGCTTTTAATGATGTCCTAGGTGCATTAGAGGGCGCTAAACTAGAATTATATCGTAGACGTTTAGCCCCTTACGAAGATAATAAAATTTTAGAAAATGGAGATATCTAATGGAATGTATTAACCCTGAAATTTTAACTATGTTTGCGCATATGTGTTTAGGTGTAGCTATGTATTTAGTAGGCAATTTTGCTTGGCAAGTACACAAAGATAACTGTTAGTTCAGCGCCATAAAGATAACGCAAATTTAACGCCTCGTTCTTAACGGGGCTTTTTATACAGAGTAAATTTATGGAATATTTTGGTATAACTATTGTACCCGAGCGCGATGAGTTACTAACCGATTATGCTCGTGGAATGCTAATGGATTTTTATTCAATTGATGGAGAAAAATCCCCTCAAGAATTATTTGGTAGAGCAAGTATTGCTTGGTCTACTTTTAAGAGTAAAACAGATTATGACTTGGCGCAACGATTATATAACGCAGTCTCCCAAAAGTGGTTTATGTTTTCATCGCCTGTGCTTTCGAATGCCCCGCATCCTGAAACCGGTAAATCCTCCGGGATGCCTATCTCGTGCTTCCTTGCATATGTACCAGATACAGTGGAAGGACTCATTGAACACTCATCCGAATTACGGTGGCTCAGCGTTATGGGTGGTGGAGTTGGGGGTCATTGGAATAATGTTCGTTCTGTTTCAGAAAAATCCCCGGGCCCAATCCCCTTCCTTGCTACAGTAGATGCAGATATGACTGCATATAAACAAGGTCGTACTCGTAAAGGTTCTTATGCCGCATATCTTAATGTAAATCATCCAGATATTTTAGAATTCATGCAGATTAGAGTACCTACTGGTGATGATAATAGGAAATGTTTAAACTTACATAATGGCGTAAATTTAACTAATGACTTCATGGAAGCAGTTATTAACAATTTAGAATATGAATTAGTTGATCCTAATAAGGGACCAACTGGAGAATTTTTAAAGGCTAGAAAAATTTGGCAACAATTATTAGAAATTCGTTTTAGAACTGGAGAGCCTTATTTTAATTTTATTGATCATGCAAATGATGCTTTACCTGAGCCTTTACGAAGAAAAGGACTAAAAATTAATGGTTCAAATTTGTGTAATGAAATTCATTTACCTACCGATGAAACACGTACTGCCGTTTGTTGCTTATCATCTCTCAACTTGGAAGAGTATGAAGCTTGGCGAGATACAAATCTTGTCGCAGATCTTATCACAATGCTGGATAATGTACTTGAATACTTTATTGAAAATGCACCAGAAGTATTGCGTAGAGCAATCTATTCAGCTAAACAAGAGCGTTCTTTGGGGCTTGGTGCAATGGGGTTCCACAGCTTACTACAAAAGAGTAGAATTGCCTTTGAAAGTAATGAAGCAATAGCTCTTAATAATGAAGTTTTTCAGGTAATTAAATATGACGCTGATAAACAATCTCGTGAACTGGCTAATTTACGTGGTGAGTATCTTGATGGTTTTGGAACTGGTCGTCGTAATAGTCATCTTCTTGCTATTGCCCCTAATGCTAGCAGTGGCATTTTACTATCTACTTCTCCTTCTATAGAGCCTTTAAAAGCTAATGCTTATACTCATCGTACTCGTGCGGGTTCCTTTTTAGTTAAAAATAAATATTTAGAAGAAGTATTAAATAATTATGATAAAAATGATCAAGTCACTTGGTCTTCCATTATTACAACGAAAGGATCTGTCCAACACTTGGATTTCTTATCATCCGAAGAAAAAGAAATATTTAAAACAGCAACAGAACTTGATCAGTGCTGGATCATTGATCACGCCGCAGATCGTCAACAATACATCTGTCAAGGTCAAAGCGTTAACTTATTCTTTCATCCCGGAGTCGAAAAGTCCTTGGTTAGTCGTGTCCACCTTAGAGCATGGCAAAGAGGCCTCAAAGGTCTTTACTATTTGCGCACAGAAGCCAAGTCTAGAGCAGAGAATGTTGCTGAAAAAGTTGAACGTAAAGCATTGGCAGATGATGCCTCAACAATTGTTTATGGCAAAGAAACATGTCCATACTGTATTGCAACAAAAGAAGAACTTACGATACGTAATATTCCATTCGAATACATTGATCTCGATCTTATCGGTAAAACAGCCTCACAGGTTACAGGTAGAAACGTTAACACTGTACCGCAAATTTATCTCCAAGGTAAATATATAGAAAATGGTTATACAGGTTTAATGGAATACTTAGGAAATGACCAAACAGAAAATGACGAATGTAAAGCCTGCGAAGGTTAAAAAGAAAAAAGTAGATAATAAAGATGCAATAGCTAAAGCAATAGACTCGCTTAAATACATTCCTTCACAACGTAATTGGGAAGAATTCTTAAAAAGAGCTAATTATGATGAAAAATTAGCCATGCGTATAGCAAAAGCAACATTATTTTGGATTATAGAGAGAAGGAAACTATGAGTGGAATGGACGATAGCGACAATACTTCAATTACTGCAAGTACTACTCTTCTCAGGATTGCTTCTCACCTCTTATCTAACGGTACAGATAATGTGGAAGCAGCACAGCAAAGAGGTGAAGAACTTGAAGCTGAGGCGGAACAACTTAGAGCAAGAGGTGAACAACTTGCAGTTAGAGTTGAAGCTCGCAAGAATGAAGATTCAGGAAATAAAAAATGAAACTTGATCAAGAATATTTTAAGAACATTGTAAAAGAAAAAGAAACACGACAAATGGCTAAACGTAAAGCTGAACAAGAAGCAGCAGAAAAAACAGCTATTCTTAAAAAGAAAAGGTAATAGGTAAAAAGATGTCAAAAAAGAAGCGTATGGGTAAAAGCACAGGCCCTTCTAAAGGCGAGCGTAAGACTGTTAGCTTAATTAATCGTGTACATAAAGATGAACGTTTAGGTTATCAATATGATTCAGCTATTCGTAAAATTAAAGCTTATTCTAAAGGTAAGCGAACTGTAGTTAAAGTACCCTCTGCTACTAACCCTCACATTCTTGAAAAGCTTGATGCTAATCAAGTATGGGGTGATTGGCGAGGTCGAGATTTTGAGAAAAAGAGAAAACAATGAGCTTACTAAAACAATCACTTGTCTATAAACCTTTTAATTATCCTGATTTTGTAGAAATTACTAAAACCCATGAAGAAATTCATTGGGTTGCTGATGAGGCGGATCTCAGTGAAGATATTACAGATTGGAAAAATAAACTTACAAAGCAAGAAAAAGAATTTGTTAAGAAGATTCTCCAATTATTTACCCAGAGTGATGTCGTCGTGGGGGCTAACTATCATGACTACCTCATCCCAAAGATTAAAAATAATGAAGCGCGTAACATGCTTAGCTCTTTTGCTAATAGGGAGTCTGAGCATCAACGTGCTTATGCTTTGCTTAATGATACTCTAGGCTTTGATGATGAGATCTACTCGGAATTCCTGGAGTATAAGGAGATGGCTGATAAAGTTGATCATATGTATGAAAACAGTAACAATTCTCATCATGATCTTGCTGTTACTATGGCCAAGTCAGTTTTTAACGAAGGCGTTTCTTTATTCGCTAGCTTCGTTATGCTTCTTAATCTTCAGCGTTATGGTAAGCTTAAAGGGATGAATACTATTGTTGAATGGTCTATCCGTGATGAAACTATGCATGTTGATGGTATTTCTAAGATGTTTCGTATTTTTTGTGAAGAACACCCACGAATTGTTAATGACGAATTAAAGAAAAGTATTTATGACATTGCAAGACAAACAGTAAAGTTAGAAGATAAATTTATTCATCTAGCTTTTAAAAATAATGATATTCAAGGTATTGAAGAACAAGAAGTTAAAGATTATATTCGTTATATTGCTGATAGGCGCCTTATTCAACTTGGTTTAAAACCTAATTGGAAACAAAAAGAAAATCCTTTGCCTTGGTTAGAATATATCCTTAATGGTACTTCTCATGATAATTTCTTTGAAAAACGAGTTACTGAATATTCTTTAAGTGGAATGATAGGTGATTGGGGCTGGGAAGATACTGAAGATGATTTAACAGAATTTGCTGGTGCTGCTTAAAAATGTGGTTACTATTTATTATTAGTATTTTTGAAGGAACTTATGGTGTAAGTGCTAATGGTCCTTATCCTAGCATGGAAAAATGTTTTAAAGTTAGAGAAGCATTACTAGCAACTTATGAGAAACCTAAAATTAATTATGAAGCAGTATGTGTTAGGACTAATCAAATAAATGAATAATTTTAAAGGAACAAAAGAGGACTTAATAGAATTAATTGCAAAACAAAAAAAAGAATTAAAAGTTAAACTTAAAACTAAAAAGAGAGAGATTAATGAATTCAGTTTGGCGAGTAATTCGAATGACTAGTCCTTTAAGGACTGCAAATGAGCAAAATACAAAATCTAGTAGCAAAGCACGCTTTGAAGTTCAACAAAAGCAAAGTACAAAAAAATCTTAAAAAAGAGTTTAAAAAAGGTTACATTAAACATAAAAGCCTGGACTTTCGTTCGGGCAGTTTAATTTAAGAGGTTACTATGAAAAAGATACCTATAAAATTTGATAGTCTTAGTATAGATGTACCAACCGGCTTATTAAAAACAGATTCTCCTGTTACATTAATTTATTTATTTACTAGAGAAGGTATTCTTTATTATGGTTTAACAGGAATGCCTGAAAAATTAGAATCTTACGAAATAAAAAAAGAACCTTACCCTATATGTCTTTTTGAAGAAGTAATAATGCATTCACAAACTGATGATGACATTATAGAATTTATGCAATTATCTGTTAGTAATACAAATTATATTTTTGATGATAATATTTACCAGTATTATGGAAAATTAGACTTTAAAACAAAAAGTTATGAAAGATATAAATTACCTACAATGGAAGGGGAACCTGCTTACTTAGAGGATGGTGGTATAATAACTAACATTAAATATGGATATGAAAGAAATGACTAAAGATGAATTTGATAGTATCCTAGAAGCAGTAAGAGAATTAATTACAGAATCTTTAAATGGAAAATATCAAACTAAAGACGAAGATAATACTGTTACTCAAAAAGATTATTTAAATAATTTAATTAATAAAACTAAAATTTTACAATTAGAGGATATTGAAGAAGGTGTTATTGAAGTTAGATCTAATGTTGATTTGTCTTTAATTAATGTAAATCCTTCTGCATCTGAAATTATTAATAAAATAAAAGCAATTAAAAAGAAGCCATTGAACAAACAACCAAAAGTAATTACCTGTTTATTTTATGGTGCTCCAGGCACAGGTAAAACAACTATGGCTACTGAGATTGTAAAATCTTTAGGTAAAAAAGCATTAATTAGATCTTATGCAGATATTCAATCTAAGTATGTAGGTGAAGGTGAAAAAAGATTACAAGCTTTATTTGCAGAAGCCCGTGAAAATGATAAAGTTTTAATTTTAGATGAATGTGACGCTCTTATGGCTTCTAGAGAAGCTTCTACTAAAGAGTGGCAACAATCTATGACTAACCAATTTTTAACAGAATTAGATAAACATCACGGTATATTCATAGCTACTACTAATTTTGTTGAAAGATTAGATGCTGCTTGTTTAAGACGTCTATTTTTAAAATTAGAATTTAAATGGATGACTAATGAACAAAAAAATAAAGCATTTAAAATCTTCTTTAATAGAAAAATTAATAATATTCCAGTAGATTTTTTAACAGCAGGTGATTTTAAAGCTGTAAAAGAAAGGTCTTTATACGAGCCTACTATTAAAATTACAAATAATAACTATATTAAATTATTAAAAGAAGAAGTAGAATATAAAAAGAAAACAATTAAAGAAGTAAATGAAGCTGCTAAACGAAAAATAGGTTTTTAAATGAATAAAATGCCATTATTTTTTGTATTAATTTTGGCATTAATCTTAATATTCTATGAAGAAATCAAATTATCACATTCACAAAGACTAAAAAAACGTATTGCTTATGCAGTTCCTGCTAAAATTATTAAAATAACTCTAATAATTTAAGGAGATTATTTATGACTTGGAATAAAATTCGTAAAGATTATCAAGAAAGAATTATTCATTACGAAAATAATATCGCTTATCATTTAGAACAATGGACTGTAACCGGAAATCCTGAACATAAACTTTTTGCAGACCATGACATTAAACAACTAAATGAAATCAAAAATTATATTTTAAAGAAAGAAAAAGAGCAAGGATTATACTAATGCACTTTGCAGATCTTTATTTAGCCGCTATTCTTGATGATAATTTACCAGAGTCTGTCACTCTGTCACCAGAAGAGCTTTTTCATATAGAGGATATAACCATGTATATGCTTGAACAAAGAGCCTTAAAGAATGGCACTCTTGTAGTTGATATTGAAATGGTACACTAATGGATTTATATATAGAAATAAATGGTGATGCTGATAAAGAAGAAATTAAAGAATATATAGAAAAGAGTTATTTAACTAAAGAACAAATTAAATATATTATAACAAATTTTGGCGACATCTTATTATTAGAGTTTTCTCAATGGCCTTATGATTACTATGAAGAATTCATAGATACAGAAAAATTTAATGTAATATTTTATAATTTAGTTTATAATAATTTTTCTAAACAACAACAAGAATTTTTAAAAGGCTTTAAAATAAGCTCTTTTTTAGCAGAGCATATAGATGAATGTATGCGAGACTCCATTGAAGAAATTTTAATAAGCTATGTTAATGAGCACCTTAAAGAAGACAAAGAATTATCTTTAAGATTAATGCAATTAAAAATGCAAGTTTAATAGGAGTTTACAATGAAAGTAAAAATTATAGCTCATTGGAAACATGGATTTATTATGGAAGATGACTTAGAGTTATCAGAAGGTAATAATGCTACTTTCAATCCAGAAAAATTATGTACTTATTATAACAATGTAAAAAACATTAATAATTGGTGGATTACTGATGAACGGGGAAACACTCTATACTCCAAAGAAAAACCCTTTAAACGAACAATACAGAAAACTAAGCTTAAAGGAGTTAAGAAAGAAAAGAACTATTCTAAACTCCCTAAAGAAAAACTAATAGAAGAAATTAAACTACTAATGAAAGAACATAAAAATGCTACTAAAGTAGCTAATATAGTTGGTAAATCACCAACATTCGTAAGAACACATATTAAGTAGTATACCCTAAATAAACTAACTTATAAAGCCCCTTAGATCTACCTATTACAGGTATTTCTAAGGGGCTATTAGTATTACATATTTTTTTTATTTATTATGTATAACAAAGAAGAGAGATATACTACCAAGTATAACTACCAGTATACACCTAGTAATAACACCTAGTATTACTACTAGTGATTACGACTAGTACTACTAGTAGTATTACTACTAGTTATTACTTATAGTATATACTTATAGTAGTATTATTTTCAGGGACCTCTTCTTTATGGCGCTGAATATTTAACTTAGGGTGGTACTGGGGGTGAGCTTGGGGTGGTACTGAGAGTAGACTTGGGGTGGTACTGGAGGTAGACTTGGGGTGGTACTGAGGGTAGACTGAAGGTAAATATAGCACCATAAAGATGAAAATCAATCAAAAATCAATTTTTTATTGTGGGACAAAGTGGGAGAAAGTGTCTTAAAGTGGGAATTATTTCCTTATTAAGGGCTTTTTTCAATGTTTATAGCAACATCAGTATAAACGCGCATAGACTTTTAGAAGAGATAGACGATCGACTTAGACTGTTTACCTTCAGTATAACACTACATGGCACAGATTTACTGTGAGCATACATGCAGTTACTGGAGGTAGCCGATGAGTCGTTACTTGAAGTAAACCGGCGGCGAAAAGGTTTTACTAACAGTAGTACTTTGCAGTACACTAGCAGTAAAACCCCACCCCCCGGCTTACTTTAGGTAGTTTGTTTTTCTTTGCCTCACCCACTCTACGCACTTGCCAAACTTTATAACCAAGCCGACAAACTGCTAGCGCAGTATAGCTCGGCTTAAGGGATATTTATGAAAGATAGCGACTTACACGTTTATGACCTTAACGGAGACGGTGTTCTCGATAAGGAAGAAAGAAAGATTATGTTAGATGATATGCGCCGCAAAATGGAAGACGACGATGCGCAACGAGATAGCATCCGGAAAATGGCGTGGTTTGCTCTTATTGGTTTATTGCTTTATCCTTTCGGTATTTTCTGTGCTGACCTGTTTGGCATGAGCACAGCTGCAAACCTTATTGCAGACATAGCTCCCACTTACTTTGCGTCTATTGCAGTTTTAGTTAGTGCTTTCTTTGGGGCGTCAGCTATCAAGACTAATAAAGGGAAATAATATGATAAATGAAATTAGATTTTTACTTACAGTGTGGTCTTTAGCTTTCTTGACCGCATTTGTGGTTAATTAATAATATCCGCTGATCCCTAGGGTTAAAAATTTTTTTCTT